TTACAATTCCTCCTCATAAGTAAAATAGAATACATCCTTCTTTTTCTCTTTTAGAGCTTCATAGCGATCTTCACTCAACACCTGAATAGTTGCTTTATCAAACTTCAGATCAAGTTTATCCTGACATTGTTTATCTACAGATTTCAGTTTCTCAATAATATTAATAAACTGGTCACCTATAAGAATATGCGTATTAGATTCAGGAGACTCATTCGTCTTTATCTGTCCCGCTTCTTCAAGTAATTCATCATATGTACCCATATATAATCTTTAATTAATCAATAAATACATTATCACAATCCACATCATTGAAAGAATCATCTGTATTAAAAAACAGAACATAGCCATATAAACCGGAATCCTGTAAGTAAATACGGTGTCCTTCGCTTCCGATCAGCGTGAACCTATTGAGAAATTTATATTTCACGGCTCGTTTATCCCGGCTGAATTTGCGTGCAAAATCAAGTAATACCCCTTTCATTGTGTTGAATACAGCGGTTATCTCTTTGTTATTGCCTGTATCTTTTACATGATCCAGGAACATAACCGAAAACTCAGTATTAAGTAAGACATTACCAACTCCACCAGAAAAAGAGAAATCACCGGAATCAACTACCACACAGGGATAATTCATTTTCAGAGCAAATTTTGTTTGACTGTTGTCAGCCAATGACGAGAAATGACATTTACCTTTCTCTTCATGCTGAAGCACCGGATGCTTCCGGCACAAATCTTCGAGATATTCTTCAAAAGTGTTCATCGTTTCTTTGCATCTTTAATTCGTTTATTTAGCAAGCGGAAAGCATCCATACAGGGTAAAGCCTTGTATGAAGAGATATCCGCAATATTATCACCAACAAACTGGTCAAAGATGGAAAGCCAATTCGTTGGCTTAGCTTTGACCTTATCCCCCTGACTGTTTTCTACAAGTTCTGCAGACGGAAATAGATGTATAAATGAGTGCCCTAACCATGATTTGATCAATGCCCAATTTATCAAAACTGAATATTTGAGATCAAACGGCAACTTTGCCACCTGTTTAATGCGTTCCTCAAGATCAAGGCTTCTCTCTCCTTTACCTGGAATGTATGCTTCATTATCTTTGAGATATAATGAAGCTACAAAGCGGTCCAAGTATTCAATCTTCTCCGTACTGACATACCAAGAAAAGAAAGTATCTACCGTCATAAACTGCTGAAAGCAAACGCCACGAAGTTTCGCTTCCGGAGCATGAAGTTTACCGGGTAATAATTTGAGATAAAATTCCTGATAAGGTGATCGAGCATCTTTTAAGAAATCCATTAATTCAGTCAATTTGTACAAGCAATAAGAATCAAGTTTGAGCAGAAGTTTTCTCTTTATACCGAAGAACTGGATGAAAAAGGTCACTTCATCAATCCACTCTTTAGACAACCGTATAGACGCAAGGAATTGAGTTGGTGACATTTCACCATAGGAAGACGGAATAAGTAGTTTCACGCTCCGCTGGCCATACCATTTCTTGTACCTAAGTTCGACGTTTCTCATAACCAAACACTTTTTTTGTGATCGTTATCCCGGTCGAATACCCGTGACTGCCGACCTTTGAAAAACTCCGGAAGCTTTTCTTCTATAAAGGTCAAAAGCAGGTCATGATATGATTTAGCGGTCAATTCGACATTAGCAGCTGTTGCTAGAGCCTGTTCGAAGCCTACCGGATTCTCCGACTCATTGCCTTCTTTGTCCGGAAGCAACTGTTTAAAATACAATCCCCGATCGGTAAGGGAACCGGTAGAACGAATCAACATAGCAACAGCTCTCATGATAACAAATTGTGCACACCTGGTACGCAATTCTTCGACAGTAGTAGCACCTAAATCCTTATCTCCCATTTCAATAGATTTCAATAATGTGCCATAAAGGTCCACTCCCAAAACCGGCTGAAGAACGGTTTCTTCAACTATCTTAAAGAACGGTTTCAATCGAAGGAATATCAGGTGAGAGTTATTGATAAAGTAAATTTCATCTACTTCAGACGTTTTACGCACAATAGCTTTCGTACGACAAGCATAAGCTGGAGATTTCTCATACTCCGAAAACTCCTGTCTATGCTTATCAAGGAAATCAATCATCCGGTCGATGGCATTGAAGCCCTTGTTTTTAAATGCGGTACGCAACTGGTCTTCCTGGTATTTATATGTAGATTTGAAATTCTCCGCTTCCTGGCGTTGAAATCCCTGATCCGTTATACGTATGTTCAACTCCGTATAATTGTACCAAAACGCAAGATTAGCAATCGCACGCTGACACTCTTCCAACAGTAAGATTTCCAGTTCGTCAGCTTCCGGATCATCATATATATTTTGAAACTTCTTTGATAATTCCTCCCCGAAAAGAGGGACTATAAACAGACTAAAAGCGTCATTCAAAGATGATTCAACCTTTTCAAACGAAAGTGCAGCTGATACCGGTATGAACTTCTTCAGTTCATCCGAATCCTCCCATTTTTTTGCTGAAAATATCATATTAGCTCAATGTTTTTTGCGTACCGGCACCTGTGTCCAGCGTGGTTAATATTGTATTTCGAAATCTCAGTTCTACATCTTTTACTCCGTTACTTCGTAGCATCAATTGAATAGGGTCAAGTAAATTCTGCCGGTCTATCCAGGCGTTAGCGATGTTAACCAAGAAAGCTTCGCGAATATTCGAGCCTCCCTGATTGCCGGCATATGATCCACCCGGCATACCTGCACCAAATACATTCGGATTGACCATCAGAGAAAACAGAATTTCAGAGTTTGCAGCCGCTGAAGTAACCAGGTTCTCGCCACCTTTGTATTTATTGTCAAGAGCAGTAATCTTCCATTCCTCTTCAATCTTGCCGTTGGCTTCATTGATAGCATAGTTGGTGAACAAAGGTTTCTCCGCATTTTCAAGACCGCATAAGTTATCTTCAATTTTATCCATGTACTCATTGATTGCCTTTTTACGTGCATCCGGGTCTTTGTAATCATTCGGTGGAAATTTCTTCTCCCAGTAACTATACGGAATTTGTACATGCCATTTCCATGTAATTTGATTCTTATAAGCTTTCTTCAGGAACATCGGTACCATGTGAGCGATATCTACCCATCCCAAAATATAAGACGGCAACCATATTGGTTCCCCATAGTAATCGTTATTGGACCATGAGTCACGGACCGGGAAGACAAACGGTTTATTCATCTTGCCGGCAAGTTTCATCCATTCAAGGTGCAAATCCGGATCATAATCCATCAGGCAATCAAGCACCTGAACATTGTCTTTGTCTGAAGTGCCTGGCGTAGATGGCCAGTTCCCGGAAACAATACATTTGCACGCTCCCCACGCATCCGGTAATGTATAACGATAGAATAAGGCATTCAGAGCATTCAGCCCAACAATTTCATTTCCGGATATATTTGGCAACAGCTGTACCGCTCCATTGCCATACTTGAAATAATCACGACTCACTTTTTCAAGATAACGCCTGACCATACGTGAGTTAACGAACTGGCTTATCTTTGGATCGTTAACCGGCTGAAGCAGCTCATTTCCTTTTTCATCCCACCCAACTACCTTACAAGGGTAAATACCTTGTCCTACAGTTAACGAACGAAGGAATTTAAGACCTGTATTTAATACGGAAGTCGTACTGATCTGCTTGCCGGCCTTCAAAGGAAAGTCATTTCCTTTTCCCCAGTTCATCACCATATACTCCTTGTAAGCTGTCGTTTCGGTCAGACTAATATCATAAGGTGATAATATATCGCGCTTCTTTATCTCATAGTTGGATGGCCGACCGACCGATTCTCCAAAAAATGATGTGCTAGTCATCATTAAGGGAGTCCCTTCTTTATTAAATAATATATCCATTACTGTTCCTCCTGATTATCGATAAAAACCACTCTTTGAGCATTGAATGAAATGAAATTATTGATACGTACCGGATAAACATGAGATTCCGGATTCCCAGAACAGTCACAAGGCTGAATGCCGCGTAAACGACACTGTTGATTATTCATCTTGCCTGCTCCGCAAGCGTATGCCTGCGGAACAAATATCAATTTGCCTTTAGCCGTTACAAACTTGATGGAGAAAATTCGCTTCGTTCCATCCGGATTCGTGCGGATATCCAGTTCATCCAGTACCAAACTTCTTTTTATTGTTTTCATGTTAATCAAATGTAGAATCAAACGTTTTATCAAAAATATTTTCTCTTAATTTTCCACGAGCAAAATTCCGCTGACATTTATCAGCAACACGGTATGTCAGTTTTATATTAAGTGGTTCAGTGCGCGGTTTTGATTCCATGAAATCAACTTCAGTAATCGTAACAAGGTCACCAAGCTTGTCACCCTCATAAAGATACACCTTGCTGCTATACACCATATCTTCAACACAATCACGAACATTCTCATTGATATAGCCAGTGTTAACCGTATGCGACGTAATCAAATCAGTATGCATTTTAAGATAACTGCCCACAACCGAACCATAAGAAGCATTCAATTCTGTACTTCGTTCATCTTTACCAGTAAAATACAACGTTTCTGGAAGCCCAAAACAATTAAAATATATAAAGTGCTGAATATTTGAATAATAGGTGCGATCTACTTCAGCATGTATCTTATCCTTTAACTCTCCATTTTTATAAAGATATGCATCTATATAAAGCACCTTATCAGGAGATATTTCAATATTATTTAGTTCTTTCAGCTTACTGATCGCATAAGACACACCTATTGGGTACACTGCATGTCCACCACTCATAATACCGAGACTGAATTCAGGTCCAATATCCATCATGCTGTATCGGGCACAATTATTTTCTATATACGATACTCCTATTTTAAAAGACTTTTCTCGGAGCATGAATGAAACAAATACCCATTGCTCCTCACGAATCTTAAATTCACTGCGTCTATTAAGAAAAGTATCACATAGTCTCGTCGAAACTATATTTGTCCTACAGTTAGAGTAATAAAAACCCTGATTAAAATGGGCAATAGAATTCCCATTAGCATCATAAACATAACATGTTATATACAGATGATTATCTTCTTCCACCACTTCCATTCCAGAAATAGGTATCTTCTGTTTTGTAAAATAGTCAAATGCGACTTCGCCCAGCCCATGAATAAGAATTTGCCCCAAAGAATCAGGATAATATGACTCTTTAAACACAGCAAGCCCTGTATCTGGAAATGGAGAAGAATCATCTGTCACAATATATTCAATTATGACAGTTCCTGTAACATCCGTCAAACAGACATCACCCATGTCTTTACAAAACACATAACCATCTATAAGACCACTGACTACCATTTGAATAAATAATATTTAGCTCCGACATTGTAAGACCTATCAATCAGGTTATAATCACCTATGAACTCAAAACGCTTATACCTGTATGCAGCCATGATCCTTAGATTGTGATATCCTCCCATGACACCGGCAGAAAAGGAATGATTATATTCCGGGAAACTAAATGTATATGAAGCTGTTCTATCCAACAAACCATTCATGTACACTGTATCCGTCAAATTCACCGTTATATATTTTGTCTGAATGATTGTATCATTGTATATCTTCTTTGTAAAATACTTCTGCAGAATAGCAGCAGTATCAACATCAGCAGGAACAGGAACCAGTACTTCTTTGATAATAGCCGGTACCGGCAAACGTACCGTGTCACTCAAACGAATTGTATCCGCATCAACATGTGCGGAATTTCGCCCTACCTGGTATCCCGATATAAACAGAATTACAGAGATGAGCATACATAGAAATATGGCAATTCCCTTCTTCATTGCTTCAGGCTTTTAAACTTGTTTATCAATGAATTCCATACGTCCGACATGGCAACTATCAGTGCCTCTTTGGGTTTACCGTCCAAAACAGCCAGGTTCTCAAGTATGGAAGTCCCATATTCAATACAGAAATAGACCATTGTAGCCACATGGATAACATCAAAGAAGATCACTCCCAGCAGAAAAACCCAGCCATCATGCATCTGCATATCTTTTGAGAAGCTATGAAACATGAAAAACAGAAAGCACCACACAAAGACTTTTATCACACACCTGGAGAACTTCAGACTTTCAAAAGACTCTCCCCGCTTCTTAGATGCTTTTCTACCGGTTACCGTCTCCACAACAACCGCCATAAACATAACAACTACAAGAATTGGAGAAACACCCAGGAATTCACTCACGATTCCAATAAACAGACTCAGAGAGAATGCCGGTAATTGTGTTCCATACTTGAAAGAAGGGAACAGACTCAGGAGGAAACCTTTGATTCCATCAAAGTCATAAGTAACTAAAAAACGCTCGATATAATTCATTGCATTTACCATTTTACATGGCAAATGTAGCTGCTACCTTATAGAGAGAATAGGACACAAAAAAGAGGTATCTAACTTCACAGCCGGATACCCCTAAAACGTAAAAAAAATGTTTGTCTAACTAATATTTTTAATACCTCAGTTCTTCTTTCTCATAAAGCACCCAAGTATATTGGCCACAAAACTGATCTGATTTAAAGCCTAAATCATCCATCACCTTCGCCACATCAGGAAGGGATGGCTCACACATCTCCCGGCAATCATAGATCAATTCCCTTGAGGTACGAAAAATCATTTTTGAACCAGGTCCAAAAGATTCATATTGATTCTGCACAAAAGCTCTAAATATCTCTTGAGCAGACTGTCCTGCAGACTGCTCCTGCTCGTTATCTATATTTTTTTTCATAATTACTCTACAATAAAGGATTCATAATCTTGTTTAATAATAAGAAGCTGTTGTAACAACTTCATCTGCCCAGGCTCAGTAGTTTCGTAAATGGGTTGGCCATTGATGATATTACTCATCATGCCATCAATGAAACGTATATTCTTTTTTGCCATTTCGCAGTTATCTTCCTGATTAAAAGCAATAGTCTCCTGGAGCTTATCACTTAGCACAATCTTCGGTTTACTCATCCTCATCCAGTTCTTTAAAAAACATCATTTGAGCAATACCTGCAGCATTCGGATAAAGATATGTACTCTTCACCTTCTCAAAAGACAGAATAAAAACAGCGTTATCATTGTATTTATTCTCCGGTTTTACAGAAAAATGCCCTTTATATCGGTTAAAGACAAATGGTTTGGTACGCGGATACTTCAACTGAAGCTCTGACATTTCATTCTGAATCTCCTTAGCTATCTGCTCAAGAGATTTATCATCTGCCACCAGGCAATGATTAAAGCGTTCGTATACGAACTTCTGCAGTTCCTTTCCCTTAGCGTTCACACAACTATACGTTTGTATATGATCTATAAAATAACGGCTCATTGTTTGCCTCCTTTCTTCGCTGCAATAACACAAGCTACTGCACCAATAAATAAAGGAGGGAATAGGAAACCAGCACTACATAAAGCAATGGCTGTTACATAATAGAAGTCTGAACGACTACGAACGCGACAATCCTCCGGAAGGAAGTAGTTAATAAACGAATTGAGTTTGCCATCAGCTGAGCGATGGACGGGCACGTACTGGGTGCCGGTGGTTTGTTTTTTCATACTGTAACTGTTTGACGTTTTAAGCAATTTTCTTAAAAACAAGAACGGTTGCCATTTCCCGTGTCGTCAAACAGTTACAGATTCCGCTCACAGAGCAAAAAAGTAATGGGAAAGGCAACCGCCTATATCAAATGTTAGGGCATAAAAAAAGCCCATCAAATATCATGAGCATTAACCGCGCTCTGCGATACGGTGTGACCGTAACTGTTTGACTCTGCAAATATGAGAATAATATTTGTAGTAGCCAAAACAATGCGAATTAATTTTAGATATCAACTCCAATTGTAACTCCAACACCTGTTTTTACAGTATATTGTGCTCCTAAATAATAATGTATTCCCGTCCTTGATTGAAGTCTATATTTGGCAAATACTTTAAATTCACCAGATATTCCTTCTTTAACTTCTTTATAATAGGAACCATTATCTCCAAGTATATGAAAGTCATCAAAACAGTTTCTATATTTCGTTCCGATAGCTACACCAAGACCAATTCCAACCGTAAAGCTATTAAAATCACATCCAAAGTCGAAAGTTATGGGCGTATAATAACTACCTTCTTTAACATGGTCTTCTGAAAGTTCATCCCAATTAATTGTTTTATAACGTTCACCTTCTGTTCCTTTAGATACAGGAAAAGAAACACTAAACCCATAATATACTTTATTATGAGTGTAGTGAAAGTTAATAGGAACATATCCTCCACTTGCATAACCGATCCCTAGGCCTAAAAAAGAATCTTTCACTGGTTGAGCAACATCCACTTCCTTATCTGTCTGCATGGTAGTAGAATGTACAACACTTGTTTGATTGCAGTCTAATTCAGTATTTTTAGCAGAGATATGACATGTCATAGCAGTAATAGCCGCTATTAATACGATAAATTTCTTCATTTTTTTATTTCGATTTGTTATAGTAGTATACTTTTAGTTAGGCAATTAACAATATCTGTAACCTAAAACTTCACCGATGCTGTAACTCCTCCCGGAGATACAGACATTTGAAGGTATTTACCTGCCATCCAGTCATATCGTAATGCGACCAAATAGCAAGAAACGGAAGCAATACCACTAACGATGCTGACAATTCGAGTTGCCTTTTTATTATCTTCATCTTTGGTGACGAACCAAATACCTGAACTAACAGCAGCACATCCCAAAGCTCCCAATTTGAAATTAGTAGCCTTGACCATCATATTTCCGGCCTCTTTTGATGGATTCAATACATTCTTCTTAAGTACGAAAGGACCTTTGAAAGGAAGATTGATAGTATCAACCTTATTGCTAGGTTCCTGCCATTTGATTAACTGTGCATGGCTAACAGCCGGAAACACAAGTATCAATAGTAAAATGAGCTTCTTCATTAGTGTTTGTTTTTAATTAGACAATATATATAATAATAATGATTCTATCGAGGATAAATGATAGGAGTTTGCGTTCTACCTTCAAACTTTTCTATTCTTTCAGCAAGTTCCGCAAAATATTTATCCATTTTTGCATCATCCCCTTCATTTAATCCTGTACGGTATATTTCAAAATCACACAGTTCAAAAAGCATATCGGTTCTTCTGTCATTCATTTCTCTCAAGTGAAATAAAATATCTCTACGAGATTTTTCATTATACGTAAATATACGTAATATCAAATCAGGATTAGCCTTATCGGGGTCAGATTGAAACTTAAACAAATCTTCAAAATAATGATAATCCGTACTACCGAAAGAATGACCAAAAAATATAATTTCATCAGCTTCTAGTAATTTTCTCCTCACATTATGTGATCTAAAAAATGGGCTAAAGGACTTTATCATAAAACAAAAACTCTTATCTATTTCAACTTCATCTTGAAAGCCGAGAATAATAGAATCGTTTGATACTTGTCCATGAACATATTCAACAGGACAACTAATACAATCGACCAACTTTGATGTTTTTTGAATATCTGTATAATTAAAAGATATAATTTCAGTCCGAGAATATTGAGAAACACACATTAGAACTCTTAAAGCTATAGAATGCATACATATATTATCATATGACAAACTCTTAATATAAGTTGATAACTCTTTGCATAGAATTTGAAATGAATATTCTAATTCCTTTGTTGCAATATTTAATGACTCATTCTTTTTTTTAGTGGCCAATTTCAAAAGTTCCTCTTCTATATCAATCCACTTTTGGAGATCTTTTTTATTCTGAAGATATTTAAATAAATTATTACCTATATTTAATCCCATTCTATTTTGCTCATCTACCTTTTCTAATTGACGCCTAAACCCATCAGACTCCATAAAATCTTTATAGCTAGTCTTAAGACCTAAATCCAAATCAAAGCCATTGCCTATAACAAGAACAATTTTATAATCTTTCTTCATAAAATACTATTTAGATAGCCCAAAAGCTACTACTAATGATATAATAAACGTTACTATTGTTATAGCAATAGATATTCTACCTATTCTTACAGAATAAGCATTATCCTTACCTGCCTTCACTAGAGTTTCCTCCCGTACTTTTATTAATTCACCTAATTGAATGATTTTATCCCAGAAAACAGAATTATTCTTTAATCCTCCTGATAACTCTAATACATCCAATAAAAGCTTCTTTTCTTGATCTGGCACCCCTTCAAATGGTTCCTCTTGTTTCTTTTCTTTTATTACTGCCTCTATTTCAGACAATAAACTATCAACTATCTTCAAATCATATTCAGTATATTTCAATGTTGCATCCGCCATCATCAAGTGCTTAACACGTAATAACACATCTCGTACTGCATCCGGAAATCTAAGATGGAGCAGTCTAAAGTCTTCACTACCAATCAAAAAGTCCTCAATATCCCTCAAATTTCGAACCTTATTGGTTTGAAAAGAATATAGTAAAGACTTACAAATATTATCGTAAAGACTTATTCTCTTTTTCTTTCTACCACGTAGTTTAAATATCCAAATAAAAATGGGGGTATATACAACCAGTATTACTATTACTATTATCCAATAATCCATAAGTATCAAATTTTTCAGATTAAACAAATTCTATAAACTCATTTTACAAATAACAGCAAAAGTAAGAAAAATTTCAATCAAGATAAGAGCTATACGGACTATTTGTTGAATATATTACAAGAAAAGAAGTATTTTTGTAGGAAAGTAATAGTCTAGTTATGGAGAAAGAAACTCATTATATGAAATGGCAAATGAAAGCATTGATAGTTATATCCTTGTTTAATACAATAGCAATTATTATTTTAGGATTGAAATTACTAATCCGATAAAAGCCAAAACAATACTAATAATCAACAGTATATAACTATTTCGTGTAATTCTCCACTTATAATATTCAACTGATTCATTGTATTTATCGAACTGTACAATTCCTTTTGCAACAGCTTTTAAACCTAAATCTGAAATCATAATAGAATTATTTCTTCCCGGGAATGGAACTATTAACATTTTTCTACTGAGTAATGCCATTCCTGAATGCACTTCCTGACTCGAGTATCCTCTTTTTCCCACAAATTCGTCATGAATGTCAAAGGGATGTAACATAGGTTTATCGACTATATACCTTAATATAGCATCTGCTATCTCTATTTGTCTATCTGTCATATTATAGAATCATCTCCTCATATCGTGCGCCGACCGGAACTACCCGGAACCCGACTGACTACGGGTTACACGATATGAGGAGATGACTGAAAGTTTGTATTCGGCATCACAAAGATATGAAAAAATCTGCGTTGAACGCCTAAAATAATCGCATATATTGCGCACTCCCGCGTCAGCGGAGAAATTTTGCCACCCTAAAGCAGCAAAATTCTCTACTCAAACAAATAATGCATCCTAAAACACCCCTTCATCCGAATAACTATAATATCCACTATCAGTAAAAACAATATGGTCTAACAATCTTATGTTCATCACGTTTGCCGCCTGTCTTACATTCTCAGTCAAACTATTATCTTGTACACTCGGTCTTATATTCCCGCTTGGGTGATTATGAGCTATCACCATCGATACCGCATTGCATAATAAAGCTTCCTTCAAGATAAGCCGTACGTCTACAAATGTCGCATCAATACCACCAAAAGAAATACGTACTTTCTTTATTATATGATTGAAGCTATCCATCATTATCACCCAAAATTCTTCATTATCCAAATCTTGCAAATATGCTTTCATCACCATATATATGTCATTACTACAAAGTAATCGTTCCTTTTTCTCTCTAAATGAGAAGAGCTTATATACTTCGATTGCCGCCATTACTAATTGTTTCTTAGCCGGAGTCAGGTTGTGATACAATTCATGAAAATCCGTTGCCTCCATGATGTCATTCTGATTTAAGCCCAAAATATTTAAAGCTTCAAAGGCCGTAGTTCTGTAATCGTTGTGTAACTCAAATTTGGTCATAGTTGTATGTTTAAAAATTAATAGTCTTAGCTAAAAAAATGCCTCCCAAAACGCATGCTCCAAAGGATTCCACTACGTTTGCGAAACGTGTGTAACTAAATCCCTGCGTGATAATATCATCAAATACAAGTACCTGCTTATCCCGAAAGAAATTCTTATCAAAAGACAGTACTGAAGCCTCGTGTACTCTCTTCCCTCTGCCATTCTCATGTATCGCCAAACGGTCATTCTCCACCGTGATATGTCCGAATGCGTTCTGCATGCCTGTCACCTTACAAACAAGCTCTGAAAAGTGTTTATATCGAATCTCATTTTTATACTCGCTAGATGCAGGAATACAGGCAAAAACCATCTGTTTTGCATCGCTTCCGTACTTCTTTAAAATCTGACTGGCAATTATATTTGCCGCACCATCGCAAGCCCATTGCTTACCGTCCTTAAATGCCCAAATAAAATTTCTCACTTTCCACTGTTCCGCATTAGCCTTGTAGCGTGTTGGCAAATAATTAAAAGCGGTAAACATGAATTTTCTGAACTGTTGATTGATTGCTTCCATTTTATTCTTGAGTTTTGAAGCTGTCGGGTGTGAGCCTTTAATTGAATTTGTTCCGGTTCCCTCCTTTGAGCTTTTTTTTTCCGTCGCTCATCGCTACGGTATGTTTCGCCTTTTTATGCTGCATCAGAAGGTTATTAGAATGGCAGAAGCAAGTTTTTCAGGCAAAATACGACCCGTAGGTGTGGAGATTTTGAAGGAAACCGGAACGGCTCGAACTTGATACAGACAGGCTAACAATTTACCTTCGCTGCCTAAAAAGTCGAAACTGTAGAGATGAACGAAATACCATAGGCGAAAAGGAGAAGGAAAACCGGAAGCAAAGCGCATACGCTTTACCTATCTCCCATTGCTGAACGCCTTCAGAAATGGGGTAATCTGCGGGAACGCAAAAGAAAGGTTATTCCGCTCTCCTATCGTTTTCAGCCCGATTTTGAGATTCACTTCTGAGAGCCGAAGAAGTAGCGAAATCGGGCTGAAAACGATAGGGTAAACGATTGTTAATAAAAAAGCAATCTTCCGATTTCCAATATATTAAGCCTGGCAATTCCTTAGAATTGCCAGGCTGTCACGGAGTTGACCCTAACGCGCCCTATTCCTCGCCTCGCCCCCTTTCGCACCCAAAAAGGAAATATGAGGCGGTCCTACCCCCCTGCCGCCCTCTAAAATGCTGGTCTTGAGGTGAGAAAAGCGGTGAGAAGCTCCTTAAAGCCTTGCATCAACGAAAGAATATGTGTTAAGTAGGATGTCACCATACTTCGTCCACACACGTTTGTCTACACAGTCACCAAAGTGCGTGGCTTCTTCAGGAAGAACAGAGTCATTGCGCTCACTGCGTTTGTCTTTCTCAAATTTGCCCTGTGTATTCGTGCGTACACGAGTATTGTTCATTGAGATAAGTATGTATTTGCATTTGGTAGCATTGAATCGCTTCAGTGGATATCGCTCATCCGTTTCCGCACATATATACGACCACAACAGGTACTTATCATGTTGCGGTGGCTCGATGCCTCGATGTGTGTGTTGATTCACAGTCCATCCATTCTTCTCCAAGCGAGCAATAGCAATCTCATTGTATGTCTTCTTGCTATTTGCCCGGTGCGCATCACCATAGCGGTCACGGTAAAATTCAACGGTCTTGCGAGAATGAAAGCGATAATAGTGACAAAACTTATCCATCAGAGCATTTATCTCGGTATCATCTTCTTCGGCACGCTTGACAAAGAACTCATTGATTGTATTATCGACGATACGGTTGGGATATAATGTTTTAGTATTCCAATCAAAATGAGAAGATTGAGCCACCTCCATAAATGAAGCAGACGAGCCCCAGTCGCACACGATCTCAAGCGGTTGGTTCGGGCTACAATCCGCATCCATACGGCTATCAGTGGAAGCCAACAGTTTCCAATCAAATTCCGTATTCTCAGCAAAGTCCCGGATGAACGAATCATTGGTTGCATTGTAGTAACGATGTCTATCATCCAGGTTATAATAACAGTGATCAATCTTATCAACCATATAATTCAGAATCTCAATCATGAACGTAAGCTTATCCATGATGTTATACTGGTTGATGATATAACTCATGCCGACATTAGCGATATTGTCGAAGATAGAAGCAAGAATAAACAATGTGTCATTCTTGCTCACAAATGGGGTTATTGTCCGGCGCAACCGAACGGTTTCATTCCATATCTCTTTAAACAGTCCGACGTCATTGACAATCTTAGCATCTATGAGCTGCATTTGCAGTTTGACTATCTTATTCCAGACGTCAAACAGATGTATTCCCCGTTCTTCTTCGTAATACTGTGCCGGTTCAAGTAACCATTTCTGTTCCGGAGTATAAGGCATTGAAGATAAGAATGTATTGCCATGATGCTTAATCAAAGGATTAGCCGATTTACGACCAAAGATGTGTTCATTGCCACGGTTGGTCGGGGCAACTTCCTGGTCAAATTGTTCTTTGTCAAGCGTCAGCGCTTCATCAGTGATGTTATAGTCCGCATTCGGTCCACGAGAATTCCCGTCCTGAGTCAGAATGTACAGACAATGCCCATTGCTGAAGGTTATGCAGTGCTCGAAGCTCATTAGATGCTCATACGGGCGATACCAACCTTCAGGCGGTTGGCGACAAACAACATAATCACCGGTCTTTGTCCTCGTATCATAACGCTTATAAGAAAGCATTTCAAGCATTTTGAACGTAGATGGGAGTGTTTTAGTTAATGCCTGTCCATAGGTAGCCTGTGCCAATGTAGTCACCCCGCGAGGCATAAGACGAACATTCTCATCCACTTCCGCACCACAAATAAAAGATTTACCTGTACCACGGCTATAAACAACATATTTGTTCTTAGCCGGCTGTAACCAAAAGGCCAGCTGTGCCGGATTAACTACTATTTCTTCTTCCCAGGCATTCGACTCCATCAGAAGCGAGGAAAGATAATATAATTGTTACCTGATCCGGTAGCGGCTTTAGAATCATTAGCATGACCAACTTTTCGACAAAGTTCTTCAGCCTGAGCAGGTGTGAATTTCTTCGATACCTGGACTACTATGTTTCTATCAGTGATACTAATCATTTCAATTCCCCGATAATCCATCAAGAACTTAACCAAACGTTTGTTAGTGAGTCTATTCATATTACAATAAATTTATGAGTTCATTAATTCTTCTACCTGTGTATCATCAACCGGTTGATAAAACACATCAATTATATCCTGCCGGTCTTTCTGTGAAAGCTGCCGAATCGAATCAAGATTTATATTCATCTTTTCACCGGTACCGGTGTTCACCTGGATATAGAATACATTCTTCTCCATGCGTTTCGGATCATCCAAAGCAGCCGGTTTCTCTCCGATCAAAACAGACAGTGTTTTTTTTGCATTATTCCAGTTCTTAAGATCACCCTTGAGCTTACATTCGCGGATAAGTTCAAGCTGATCCTTTATCTGCCATGCGTGCCAAAAGTCCCAATCAAAAGTATGATTGGTTTTAAAAAGTTCACGCGCCAGGTGCAGGTCTTTACGAACCTGTGTAGTACTGATCCGATATTTAGCCAACATGATATTAATTATGTGGCTGTCATTCGGATAATCATCCAACAAACGTGCAACTTGTAGCACACGGTTAAACTGTTCACGAAGCTCCTCCGGAAGAGGTGAGTTTTCCGGATCAAGAATGTGAGATTGAATCAGTTCATACCTTTGTTCCGCTAATGATGGAACACCTTTTTTATTCATACTTTAAATGATTTTGTACGTCATTTAAGAAACGAAGCAATTCTGATTGTGCCGGATTACTACCATTTTGAGCCGTTTTTATAATAGCCTCCCTGGTCTCAATGGTCTGCTTCAGATACCCTTTGTAATACGCATTCCTGGCATTGGTACCAGGTATACGCACTTCATGCACAAAGTCGGTTTCATCTACTCCAATATTAATGGCAACAAGCTCCGGAGCGATCAGTCGATAAGCCAGGTCCTCAATGCTACTAAGTTGTTCCGTTGTAAAATTCATCTGTCAATACTTTATAATCGAATTGAAAAACTGTTGCTTCGGTGTGGATAATGCCACGCTCCAATTTAGGGTTATGTGTCGCATTCTGACTGCCAACTACTGATAAGCTATATTCATCATTCCATATCAAAGCAACCTTAGCATGTAACGCACAACATCGGTAACAGTCCGGAAATGCAGTCATCAGGTAATCAAACGGTTTAGGAGATATAGTTCTTACACGGTTGTCAACCAGAAACTTTATCGACAGGATATCGCCACGCTCTTTGTAACGAAAAAGAGTTGCCAAACTCTCTTCTGATATGGAATAGCTTGAAATAAAGACATGCGCCGGACCTGTTTGTTTAAGTAAGTAAAGTACTAATTGAATAAGGTTAAAAGCACCCTTTGAATAAAAGTGCTTGTTTTTACCGATCTCAATCTGTCCCAATCCGGAAGACTTCAGTAGTATATCTGTCAGAACGTCCACATCACAATATTGATTCACGTCCAAGCGGCTGATTCCTTTGGTTGGTTCAGCCGCTCTCTCATCCTTCTTGATTGCATTACATTGCGCAAGCATCAACCTAAAGCAGCGATTGCATAATCAATCTTTTCCAATTCTCCGGTCAGATTGGCAATCTTGGTTTCATATTTAACTCGCTTGGGACATTCGGGCATTGGGTTTGGCGTGTCGCCTTTGCTCTCCTGCTGAAACTCAAGCATATTTTTAGCACGACCAATTTTAGTAGAGACTGATTTACGGGTTTTCTGCAAATCTTCTTTCGACATTTTCGAATAATCCGATTCGACCTCCTTTTTAGCATCCGATCCGCTTTTATTGGTTTGTCGCAAATCTTCTTCAGCTGGGATATCCCCTTTTTCGGCATATGCGACATACATAGGATATAAGAACTCCATTTCATCGGTGAGAGATTCGAGTTGATCTGATATCTCTTTGCGAGCTGCCATCGTAGTCACTTCATTGTCCTCCGGCATATCAGCCATCTTCTTATGCAAGATATCTCGTTGTTTATACGCATCAGCATAACGACGTATCACCTGTGCCACCGTTTCCGGATATTGTTGTTCACCTGTCTTCAGTACTCTGTACGCATCGACCAGAAGCATGGTGTTCTGTTCCGTCTGTTCTGCTTGCTTATCCAAATCCAATCCACCTACAACACCCAATTCCGGATCATCATCTGCAAGTTCCTGTTCCGACATTGCCCAAGCTTTAATTAATTCGTTAATTAGAAACTTTAGGCGCTTTTGTGCTTCAGGCCCATTCACGCCATGTCGCTTTAATTTTGAAACAACACCCGGCTTGAACTTCGATTCCTCAAGCAATGAAATACCAGCGTAAAAGTCCCGGTCTGAGTTAAGCCAGTCAATGGCTTTCTGACGAAATTGGATAAATCTATTAGACATAACTTCAAATTTTAAACTACACAAAAATAGTGCGATAAAAGGTGCGGGAATCGGACACAAACAAAAGGAGCCCGTTACATCACGCAGCAGACTCCTATAGAAAGAATTAAAAAAGACAAAACTATTCAGGGGCTTCAGCAACCTTCAATATTTTGACAACATCTCCTAAATACATCAATTTACGAGGACAAGAGTAATTGAACTTGAGAGGCGTTTTATTTAATTCTGTACCAGCTTTGCCAGTGGTACTTGCATCTGCAGCAATTTTTTTCGCCGCATTCAACTTGTCTCCCATCAGGTAACGATTACCATTCTTATCTGTCACAATCATGAATAGACGACGACCACGTGTAGCATTCTCGAAGCCAAAAATTACTTGAGACATCTTTGCACGAACAATAGCAAGCTCATATTTACAGGACTCACCACCGGTTTCACCTTGATCTGTAATGGTCAATTCTCCTGAGTCATCAGTAAATACCAGCTGATAAGCCCGGCAACCTTCTTTCATCACAAGATCGCCATCCCAGGCACCAGCTTCAGCAAATGACATTGCAGAAGCTTCACCTGAAGGTGCCGGTAAATCCGGCCATGAAGCGACATCTTCCCAATATCCATAAATAAGACTCTGAACAACACCAGCCAAATTATCAAGATCAGCACAAGAAACAGCTTCGTCAATATCGGCCAGTTCAACACAATTCTTCACCATAGTACTCTATTATTAAAAGTTACTACTCTGTTACTTCAGAATCATCCGAAACGGATACTACCGATGTAACAGGTTGATCATTCACACATAATTCAGATTTGTCAATAGTGACAAATTGAAATCCGAGAACATATTTGCCGGCAGCATTATAATGATAAGGATTGCCGGAATTAAATGGAATCAGGCGACGGAAGTCCTCTTCTTTATCGTAGCCATAGCAACAGTTTTCTTGGGTTGTCAACAGTACAAATTGAGAGTCATCCGGCATACCGGTCAGGCGTACAATTTCGACTTTTCTATTCGTGCCACGCAAAAACTGCTGATCGGTCGTTTCAGACAAATTACCATTACCATCAACAACAAGTACACCCTGATCTTCCAACCAGTCATCATATATATCTCCCAAATCCGGTGAGATAAAGAGTTTTGCTTTCTTTTTACGGAAAGTGTTGACCCTAGAACGATACATTGCCAGGAGTTTAGTTCCGATATCGGCACGTGAGAAAGCTCCGGTCTTGTACATATTTCCTTTTTCTTCAGAAATGTTACCAACTTTCTTTTCTTCTTCGATAATGGTAAAAGGACCATCGAAAGAGGTAGACAATTCTGTTTTTTCAGCACTTGAATCGTACTTAGCAATCAGAATCACATCATGTAGCTCCTTAGATGCACATTTGATGCCGTAGTTGTTCAACCAAATCTCGAACGGGTGTTCTTTGGGGTACAAACCTCCTTTTACCTCAGTGATATAAGTCCGTCGATAGCGTTCCGGTTCATCATCCATCTCCATCACACACGGATAGACTTTCAATGTACGAGGTACAATAGTTCCGTTAGACACCTGACCAACAAAATGACCGGTATACTTATGAGATATCTTACCTAACGTTGTGCGTCCCAACGTAATCGAATCCTTGATACCCGGAATCGGAGTAAAATGTTTAAGGATATCGCCTGCTTCTTCTGCATCGAGTGTAACAAGTAAATCCTTGTGTTTCTTGACCGCACCAATGACGGCCTGAATGTCAATAGGGGTTGTTAAATCCATATTCTATAAAATTAAAGGGTTAATCTTCGTCTTCAGTAAAGAAGTTATTTACCGGATCAACCTTACTATCAGAATAGTCTTTGTCCTCCGGCTTGTTTTTCGGAATTGAGTTTCCTGCCGGTGTACCGGTGGGAATCAAATTCACGAGTGCTTTCACCGCATGAATCTTGTTTGTAAGCCCATCAATGGCCTTGACATTAGGTGAGATAGAGTCAAGAGCTGCAACAGCATCATCGACAGATGTCTTGATCGTCGTACTTTGATTCACAGCATCACAGATTTTTTGCATCTGCTCAAGGGTAAGTTCAACCTTACCATCATTTTCCGCCAACCCTTCAATCGCTAAAAGGGTATTGACAGCAACGAAAGTTTTGTTCATTGTCTGATTTTTATTAGAGTTAATATTAGTTTGCCCACCTTCAGGATAGGTTTCTTTCTTATTAGAAAAAATCAAAGAGTTTAACCCATCCAGAATTTTTTTAAGATAAGAATCATTTGCTCCATCATTATGCGATTCAGAGTCCTCCGGAAAAGAAGGAACAGGCAATTTCAATGCTGCACAATTCTCGATCATCAAATTCCGGAAATCATTACTCACTTTGTTAATGCCAGGAATGATATGATCCACAAACCCCCAGTTCAAACATTCATCAGCCGGAATCCAACGTTCTTCTTTCATCAAATCAAATACGTCTTTGATCGTTTTACCCTTTACGGCACATTTATCTGCATATTTCTTAGCAATAATCAAGTCAATCGCATCCTGAGATTTCTTCTCGTTTTGTAATTGTTTAATTGTTGACTCTATCTGATCAGAGTTCATACTTCCATAGATATCAACCGGAATAGATGATTTATGGCAAAGCCACAAACTATCCTCATGTATTTCTCTTGATGCAGCACCAAAAGCCATCCAAGTGACAGCAGAAGCACAAAACCCTATAAATTCAACGATTACATTTCCATGCTCTTCAAAGAGTTTGGAAATAGCAATTGCTTCATTGACAGAGCCACCCCAGGAATTGACCTTACAACGTACTTTCTTACCTTGATTTTTATTCAAGTGCCATTTGATATTAGTCCGCTGCCATCCGTAATGGTCGATCATGCCATTTACTTCTAAAACAGATTCTTCCATATACAACATTTTAAATTGTAGTGCGAAAGTAGGCGCAAAAAAAAGCCGCGCTAAGGACACTTAACACGGCAAAAGCATTAAAAACAGGCAATTTACAGTCTAGTTATATCTTTATTATCAACAATAACTGAAGGTTCGGCTTCCATCCCAGTAAACGTAAAGCGATTACCATTTACTTCTGTTTCCGTACCTGTTGTCCTGGCAGACAGGAAACGCAATGGAACTTCTATGGTCCCGGCAAGTACAACATCCCCATTGTTATCCTGAAAAAGCACCAACCATTCACCACGTTCAAGAGTGCGGACGGATTTTTCATTCAGTCGATAACGTTTAGGTATAAGACCAGCGATTTCAACAGCCCAAAGATTGCCACCATCTTCCTGGCTTTGAGTCTCATTGAAAGTAAAAGAACTGTCAGCATAGACCGGTATAGCAATTATATCCGCTCTTTGCTTTACTTCAAAATATTGCATTTCGTTGATGTAGTCTTTACGTAAACGAAGAAAAGAGGCCAGCGGAATAGCATAAACCTGTGTAATGCCTCCTACATTGTCAAAATCAAATTGAATTGTTTTCATATATTTCCTTGCCTAACTGTGAAATTGTCCCATTTCTGAACAACTGCACAAGAATTATTTTATTTATTTTTTCATCCATTCCAGTTTTCAGAGCACTCTTATCAATGGTGGTATCCCGATTCCAAATTCTACGAATCGAATCAGATGGCCATGTAGATTCATCAAAATGGAATGTTTCATAAAATTGCTGAATACAAATACTCAAATTAGGCTTTACCATATAAGCCACTGACAAGTATGTAAGTAAGATCGTACGGCAACGTATCTCCATTGCATTAGCCAAAGATGCTTCATCCGTCGGTGTTAAAGACCACCCATTATGATAAAAGTCGGATTTAGTAATCTCCAGCGCAATTTTACAATTTCGGTATTTATAATTTCCAGACTGGGATATTCTCTTATCATACCGGTTTGAGGGTTTCACAAGCCTGGAACGAAATAGAACATCAAGAGATTTATCTTGAGAGATGTTCACCAACTCCGGCCAATCAAGATCGTAAACCTTAAAATTGGTAAGCAAGTATTGCTTCACAAAGGGAGCAACCCATATCCAGCACACAAATCTATCTTTTTTCTTCATATTTTGAAAAATAGCTGTTACAAGTGGGGCTATTGGCTGTCCAACCGACCAACAGACCAACAAGACACATGAAGTTACACATAATCAAGCACATAGGCAAATTTTAAGGCTTTAAAATAACGACCAACAGGACCAACAACCGGGTATTCTGTTGGATTTAGATATTAAGACTCTGAAAATGAATAAAAAGAGGAAGATTGTAAAACCAACAAAAACCAACAGCAAGACAACTCCAACCAACATAAACCAACAACAATAAGTATATTATATTACTCTATATATTAGTATTTTATCTATTATAAGTATTGAAAAATATTCCGTTCTGTTGGTCTGTTGGTCGGTTGGTCGGTGTTTTTCCTCACTTTTTTCAAAACTCTCTTCTATATTCTGATTCTTTTATTTTGGGGGTATTCGGGGGATTAATATCTAAAAGCAAGAAACACCACCGGTAAACCAGTGGTGTTTCAAAAAGAATGTCTTGACTATCATTCTGTGATTGACGCAGAACACTCAGAGGAAATGGTACTATCGACTTTTAAAGGAACATCATATCTTCGTTTACGCATTTTATGAGTACCAATATAACAATGTCCATAACCATCCCATGTTGCTTTACGAGCGCAGCGTACCAGTTTGCGAACTCCATTCTCTGTGATATACTTCATCACAGTAACTATACCGTGCACTTTACGTACCTCTCCTGAATGTTTTGTGTAAAAGAAATGTGAATAGGATACACTTAAAGGTCGAACTGCCTCCCATTCTGATGTTGTGTGCAATTGATATTTATTCATGATTGTATTGTTTTACGCCAATTCTTGAATATTCTTCAAGAAATTGCAAGTTCCTAGTTGGTTCTATTCATTAAAAAAACTTGGTCTTTTAACAAAAGCACATTTCTGTTATGAGGTTATTTATTTATTTTAAATTCAAAAATATTATCTATCAAATTATCCACAAAGACATTATTTAAAGCATCATATTTTTCACTCCAACTTGATTTCTTGTAGTAATCTAAAATCTGGTTTGATGTGCGTTTTATGCTTTTAATGTGCGTATATAGGGGGGACTTATTCAGGTATAACTTGCTAGGAAGTACTTGCAAACAGTAATGTTTTCCAATATCATTGATAATAGGATTATCATTCTGTATCACAAAATAATATTCAATCCCGTATTTTTCAAGCCAATAAGCAATCCTGTATGCAAAATAGCAACATCCACCAGAGTTTATATTATACAGCCTATCTAGTTCATAGGCTGTATAATTCAGTTTTGTAACTACAAATTCCATGATTTACATAAAGTTTACATCACATCTTTTGAAGCAATACATTGCACCAACACGTTCTGCATCAGATATATTTTTCTCTATCCAACTAAACGAAATTTTCTTTTTCATAAGACATTACGCTTACCTATACAGCATTAGGTTCAAGTTCTATTCTGTTTTATGCAATTAATATTTCTCTCCATTCGATAGATAAGTAGCCGGGTTCTGGGGCTGGTCCGTACCATGCAAGATACCATTTGCCATATTTATTGGCTCGCCACATTTTACCCTCATACTTTCCGGTCGGTATGGTATAAGAATACTCCGGCAACCCTTTAAAAGTTTGTTCGCTCATGAGTGCATGAGTTTTATCCAACTCAATGTAACGTCTATGCGGTTGTTTCCAACTTTGCCCTGACGGGTCGGTGATTGGCGGTATTATTTGTTCTCCATTCATTTCTGATTTGGTTTGAGGGTTATTCAGTAGCCTTTTTGATAGCATTACATAATACATCATAGGCAGGTTCTTCTACGCAGACATATTTTAGTGCTTCTTGGCACGCTTTTAATAATTCAGGAGCAGCCGCTATTAACTTGGCTCTCTCTCGTTGCTTTTTCGTTCCATTCGCATGTCCCCCCAATGGAAAAGCTACAATAGCCAAAGGGAACTCAATAGATGTATCTTCTTTTATAAAGATTGCACCATCAGGAAAGTCGGGAGTAATTGTTTCAACCGTTTTCCATTTTATCAAAATTTCTTTTTTACTCATAATTGATTTTATTATACGTTATTCAAATTCATCAAGTTCGTAAGAATCCTCGACGATTTCTTCTACTTCTTCTAAAAAGTAAAGTTGCGTCTTGTTATTGAAACTGATGCGTAGCTGTTCTGCTAAATACAGATATCCGGCTCTCCATGCTTCTTCCGCTTCTTTTGAACCTTTATTCAATTTTGCAACCTTTTCCTTTGACAATGCAATGAATTTTTCTTGTGTCATACTTTAGTTCCTTTCTACTTTGTTATACGTTAATCCTCAATGGAATATAATGCCTGCATACACTCGAAAGGGAAAGATGAATTTAAAGCATCATATACTTCTTCCGGTATATCATCTTCGCTTTCAAAATTACCTTCAACACTTTCAGAGCCAAATGCTGTTGCAACGTGCTTCTCTTTATACTCCTTACCATTAATGGTTACGGCTGTTTCCCACCCGTCAGAAGTTACTTCGATTACTATCTTATTCATTTCTATCTTGTTTTACTCTAATTAATAATTTGATAATGAGATGTACTTACCAGGTAAATTACAGTTTTGAAGAAGTTTATCACATTCTTTACCGTAAGCAATCAAGACGGAACCGCATCCTGGACGATCCCCCCTTGTACCATCTGGACGAAGAAAGTAAATACGATCGCAAAGAAATTTGATAGAGGCTGCTCGATTGAAGACGTCTTCAAAGAACATTTTATTATCACATCGAGCATAAAGAAGAGCAATCCCATTATCATGATCGGCCAATCGATGAACAAAATACTTAATAATAGGATTGGTGTAAGGAGGGTTAAGGAATACCCGCCCTTCCCAATCTTTCGACAATCCATCAATATCTTTTGTGAAACATCTGTTAGCGGTATGCCAATCAGTTTTAGGCGCACATGGATCTAAATCAAATTTTCCACCTAAAGATTCGATTATATATTCTGGGGTATACCATTCGGTTGTAGCAGATTTGCCACCCTTTTCCGCTGTTTGAAAATTGACATTCATTTCTATCTTGTTAAAAGGGTAACGCATTTTTGGATAATCTCCCTAAATGGTCGATATATCTTCTATAAAATTTATTCTCTATCATTACTTCCATGAGGTTTTTGCCTTTTATGAGGAAATCACCATATTGAAGACGTTTTAATTTGCTCATATCTATTATTGTTATGAATTAATTTTATCCACAGAATTAAGATGAAACACCTTAATATTATTTATTTTAGCAAATTTCTTTGTCAACCATTTTGGCTGTTCTAAAAAGGTACAAACAATATGAGTTAGGTTAAACTGGTTGTCTTTCGTTAAAAGCATTTTTATATATCTACATTCAGTTTCACGAAACTCTTCGAAAGCAACTCTCTCAAAACACTCTACTGCCAACTGTCTGTAACTTGTCTTTTTACAAGGGGTCAAGATTACTCCATTTCCTGATATTATGGCTTTTGCCAATGTTGTTTTCCCGCATCCACGAGGACCCACTAAAATTATTTTCTCCATGATGATTTATTCTTTTGTGATTAAATTAAAATTAATAATTCACTGGACGTGGCTCCCGGTGTTCTTTCTCTGCTAGTATTTTCTCTTCGCGCTGAAGTCTGAAATGCTTTTGCAAGCGTTTAACTTCAGCTGCTCTTGCAGAAGTCAATTCAAACTCTATTTTATTTTTACCGGAACCGATATAAGCTTTTACCATCTTGTCCATAATTTCTTCACTTTTTATTTTTATTAGAAAATCCAATAATGACAGTTCTACCAGGTGCTTCAGGAGTATTGTTTTCTATTTTTTTAGGTCTAGCCCCATATTTACACTTCCAGTAGAAACACAATATATCGCGTACCACAAGTGCAATAATAAGTATGATCACAGTGATCCAAAACCAACTACCTACACTCATATGCTTAACAATATGGTGAACTATTCCAGTCACGTGATATAATTCGATTGGTACAATGGCCACAACAGCAATTATATCTGACCTTACCTGCTAACTTTATCGTAGATGGGGAATGGTAGAAAGTGCCACCACAACAATCACATTTGAAAGTGCCATAATCAGAACCAAACGACAGTTGCATGAACCAGGGAACGTATTGATGTAGAGAAAGATATTTTTGCCGGTTATTCTTTTTTCTATTTAACCGGCCATTGTATTCCTGTTTAATCCATTCCCGATCATACTCATCGGCTTTTTCTTTACCCAATCGTTGCAAACGACTTAAGGTATAAGATAAATTAGAACACCTATAAGCCAATTCCCGATACTGCTTTGTTTTCTCAGAATACTTGTCTATAGACGAAACAGACCGTGCTTTCATCCACTTTTTTTTAAAAAACTCCTTCTGTGCATTTAGATGCAAATAAATTCGATGGAGATTCTCAAGTTTCTTGTTTAATTCTTCCATAATTCTTCCTATTTTAAAATGATAAATTTTGTTGTACAGGCTCGGTAGGCTCTTCCGGACGTTGATTGCGCTCAAAGTCAATACCCATCATTTTGGATAAGATATCGTAATTCAACACCACAGCTGAAGTCTGCTTTTCTTTAGTGTCCATGACTCGTGTCATTGTCATATTGTTAGTACTTTCTCCCGTCGATGGGTCACGAGTTGTTCCACCTACAGGTATCTCTTTAACTTCCATCCATCTAAAGCGTGTATTTGATACCTGGCCAATGTATGCTGGATGTGAATTGAGATTCACTTCCAATGTAGTCAGAGACAAAGGTTTGTCACCATTAGACATGGCAGCAACATACATTTTATGCACATTTGATAAGTTCATGTAAAGTACTGCTGTGTCAGCCGGCTGCATAATCTTCTCGATCCCTCCCTTGAGCTTGAGTCGTCCCGGACGTTCAATTTTGAAATCACGTCCACATTTGATAGAGCCTTTATCTATCAGGTAGTCAATCGTATTAAAGAACATGGCCAATTTATCGGTTTTGACTAGCATATCCACCTGTTTACGAATTTTTTCAACTGCTAGTTCCAGGAACTCTTCGTAAGTGAATGGCAATTTCAGTTCAGGAACATACAAAGTGAGCATTTTACAAGTTGCAAGAAACATAGAAACAGTATTAATCACACGCGTTTGATCTCCACTACGACTTCCGGCAGCTTCGACTTTATTCTGTAACTCCTTGCTACATAATTTTTGTAATTCTGCAAATTTTGATCTCACAATTGGACGTATACGCAAAATTTCAAGTAGCAAGTAAGACAAACCGGATTTCTCAGCATCCTTCAGTTCCTGAAAGATTTGTTGAGCGTGGTCCTCACTTATTGAATCGCGCTTAGGAACCTCACATAAGACAACACGATTTGAGAGTGCATTATCATCATTTTGAGGAGCTTCCTGACCTAATATGACAGCAGGAGCATTAACTTTAGACGATTCAATGTCATTGCTGGTAGCTGACTTACGTTTCTGTTTGCCTTCTCCATCATAGCAAGTTTGCTTCAGACCTTGAAATTTCACATCTGAAATCATATCATCATTATATTCTTCAAAAATTTGCGGGACATCACGAAATCGTTCCAAAATAGAGAAGAATGCCGCATCAGTACCTGAAGTGAGATTAAAAGAAGGTGCTTCCGGTTTAATGAAAAGACTACGAATACTAACAGCTATCTGTGTCTTTCCGGACATAGTCGGGCCAATGAAGAATATAGCCGTAAAGTGTCGGTTGAGAGGAAATATATCACTACGGAATGCACACATTATAGCATAGATTAAAGCCCATTTCCCATTGTCGTTTATTATATAGACTTCATCCATCAACGCAGCCCACTTTTGAAAGGTGATACGTTTATTAGGCTGAGTATCGGCGTATACAAGCCAACGATCCTGTTCATACTTGTCATTGTCCTTACGGACTCCTGCATTTACCTTACTAAAAGCAGGCGAATAAAATATTTCATCATCATGCTTTGTCAAGCCTAGTTCGTCAGTATATTCAAATTTCCACTCTCCATCTACCTGATGAAAGATTCCATTTGAAAATAAAAAGCAATTTTCCTCTTGTTGACCATACACTTTGATTTCAGAGCATTTTGGAAATTTATATGATACGCAGTTCCATATTTTAGCATAATCTTTTGCATCACCACCCTCGAAGTTATATGCTCCTTCATTTATCAACATCTCTTGTAGTGTAGTCAATTTGACAAATACAGAAGATGGCCAATCCACATAAGTCGGTTTATTTACATATAGGCGATTGATCCGAATTACACGTCGATTTTCTTCTTTATTCTTGCTGTATACATGGAAAAGAGGGTCTATATAAAAATCAGCAACACGTCGATAGCTGTTATGATCGACTTTGAACATATACGATACAGGAACGCCATCTTTATTCAGTAAAGGATAAAAACCATATCTGCGTAACATACGTGAATACTCCTCCGATTCTTCTACATAGTCGGGCAAACGATCCGTATCAACTGACATTAAGTCGTTGTACACATCACTACGCTCACGATCTATCTTTTGCTTACTCTTGCGTTCGTTGGTAAATGGTTTAATTAACTCTTTCATAGAGCTAAGCTTCAAGCCTAGAAGCTCCGACCAATTGGGAAGATTAACCGTCTGTATGGCTTGTTTGGCATAAGAGATCATTTCAGCACATCGGGTAATGTACTCATTTTGGACTTCAGGGGTCGGTGATTCCTCTACAATCAACGCTCCATAGTACTCAACATAATAATAGATAAAACCCTTGATTTTTGCATCTGTAGCGACATCAACGGTCATACCATATTTAAAGAGTTCTTTCATCATCAGGCAGTCGGAATTCTCTTTGCGGTAATTACAATCCATATCCGGAGAATGAACAACTACTCTTTCGGCCAACTGCGATAGTTCCTGAATATCATTTATTCCAGGAACACCTGAATAGAAAAGATAGGGTTCTTTTTCTCCAATCAAAGATTGAAATCGTGAGAAGTCATTAACCAAGTGAACTTCTTTTTCTTCCGGATCAATAAATTCTTTTGCAAATTCTGCACCGATAAATCCTGGTTCAAACCGTGCCGGCTGTTCCGGCAGATGAGCTTCGTCAATAAGCTCCTGAAGTTTATCTAAATCATATCCCGAATTTATCGCTAATGTGCCAAGAAACGAATCGCGGATAATCGTTTCTTTTTCTTTTAAGATTATTGAAAGTATCTGTTTCGTCTTGTCAAGCCGTTGATATTCATCATCATCCTTTAAAAATAGAGTTTTAGACATAAAATCAACATAACTCATTTCCACTTTATTCAACCACTGACCGAATTCATCACCTTTTATCTTGACCATATCATCAGGATCTTTCCCATTTGGTAAAGCGACACAGCGAACTTTAAATGCGTCAGAGACAAATGCCTGAAGATTCTTTTCAACAGCAGCAATCCCAGCTGCATCACCATCGTATATGAAAACAATATTACTCGTAATCCCATGCAGCAGCTTACGTTGCTCCGGAGTGAATGCAGTACCTGAACCACCAATCACATTCCGGGTACCAGCCTGAAACATGGATAATACATCAAATTGTCCTTCGACAATGTAAACCTTATCCTCTTTTTGTATCGCAGTTCGGGCCTGGTACAATCCAAAAATATTCTTTCCTTTGGTAAACAGAAGAGTTTCTGCCGTATTTTTATACTTAGCAGACTGATCATTGATCGCACGCCCGGTAAAGCCAACCACTTGCCCGGTCTTATTGAAATAAGGAAAAAGAACACGTTGCCAAAAAACATCCTTCAGTCGTTTCTTTTCGTCATGAAAATAAGAAACTCCTGCCGCTATTAAATGTTCCTGCTGGTAGCCTTTCGATAGCATGGCACGGGTTAAGCCATCATAGTCAAATGAAAATCCAATGCCATAAAGGTCTATTATTTCTTGAGAAATTTTTCGTTCTGCCAAATAAGCTTGGCCCTCCGGAGTCGCATTTAAATTACTTCGGAACATATTGTACGCCTCCGTTATTGCAATCATCGCAGAAGCTCGTTCATCTTGTCGTTGTTGTTGCTCCGGAGACAGTTCAACTACCGGTATATCAATATTGTGTTTACGTCCCAGCTCTCGGATTGCTTCCGGATATGATAATCCATCGTGTTGCATACGGTACCAAATCACATTGCCACCCTTACCACAACTGAAGCATTTACAAATGCCTTTTGATGGTGAAACTGTAAATGATGGAGTCTTTTCACTATGGAACGGACACAGACCTATATAATTTACACCCTTTTTATGAAGTGTGATATCTTCCGATATTTCAGAAACGATATCTACTTCATCAAGTATTCTATCTATAATTTCTTGAGAAATCTGATTCATTGTTTTTCGAATAAGTCAAGCTGCCTGGCGTCCATTAGCTTGAAGGTTTCTTCTACTGTAAAATTGAGTTCTTTAGCTACTCTCATCATCTCATTCTGCGTGGGCTGTGTATACCCCCATGATAATTCAGACCATCTTTTTTGATTGATTCCAACTCTGATTAAAAAGTCACGATCCGGATGGAACAGTTCCGGACGACCAAACTTGATCTCAAGGAGCTTGCGCATCATTGGATTTTCAAGACGTGGACGAAGAGGAATGTCATGGCGATAGCAATAGAGGTATACAGCGTCCTCTGTTTTACATAGCATATCCGCAATATCCTTGAGAGGTGTTTTCTTCTCAAGTTCACTCCGAAGTTTTTCATCTTCAGACGGATTCCAGTTTGTTTTTTTAGTCATAAGCCCTCCGTGTTCGTTCTACCCTGACTCTTCTACCCATTCGGGAATAAACATCATCATTGCAATCAGCTGACATTGCAAAGAAGTATAAGCAAAGAAAGAGAACAGCTATGCCCTGTCTTACTGGTTCACACATAGACAAAGGAATATTGAATCTACGGCAGAATACAAATTTTGAAAGCTCTGTTGCTTTTTGAATACCAACTTTTTCATATACCTTTTTCAAAGTACTCTTAATAGTATTCTCCGGCTTTTTCAACATATCAGCAGCCTCCTTTATCGAATAACCAAACCCTATGAATTCGGCTACTTCTTGCTGACACTTACCCAGCTTAGCATTTAGGTTCATGACAATTGTATTTCACTGATTTTCCACACATCTGAAGGTTGCACACCATATCTTTGAAAAATGAGGTTAATACCATCATAGATATGTTGTGGTACATCACGAAAAGAATGCTTCTTACGACTGAAATCCGATTCAGCCGTACATCTCAGATACTCATATAATTCCTTCTTAATTTTACGAGCATCTTCCAGAGTTAACTTATCGAATCCTGGAGCGAATGAATAACTAAAATGTGGTATTGCCATAATTAATCTAATTTGTTATCTTTGTTACATTATCTGTTAATCACGTTGCAAATATGAGTAATATTTTCCCAATAACAAAACTTTATTGGTTATATTTTACTCAATAATTAATTTCTTATGATAAAAGAAAGAATTCAGCTGCTTATAAAAGGACTAAACATCAGCGGAAGAGCCTTTAGCTTATCTATTGGGCAATCCGATTCCTGGTCACGAACAATAGGAAAAACTATTGGCGCAGATGTAATAGGTAATATTTTACTAAGATATCCAGAAGTGAATGTATACTGGCTTATTACAGGGAACGGAGAAATGTTTTCTTCGAATGATGAAAATACGGCTTCAGATAAAGCAACTCCGTACTATCTTAACAATAATTATAAGGAGCTGTATGAAGAAGTCAGGAAAGACAATAAAGACTTGAGGGAAGAAAATAAAAAACTTCGAGATGCCCTTCTTGAACAAATGAATAAAAACCAAGAATTAATAATTGAGAATTCTCAACTTAAAGCAAAAGTCAGTTTCACAAAATAGTTAAATAACGTAATTAAAGTGCTAATATATAGCACTTTATTAATGAACTGTACCGGGACAAAATTGGGACAAAATAATAAAAAAACAATGAATATATGACGTAACATGCAATTGATAATCAGCAATTTACAATAGAAAGTAGCCCGTTATCGAGTCGCCTCATTCCGACAAAATAAAGGGTAGCTTTCTGGATTACAGTAAGTTACCCTTTAATTTTATTTAGTTGCCGGGACGAAATCGGGACGGCTATGTAAGAAAATACCAACCTATTATATCATGAAAAACAGGATTTATCGGGTCAGTCCGAAAACCCTGTGGATATGTTAAATTCACACTGTCAGTTTGCATAA